TTTTGGATTTATCGAAGGGAGTTATAGAGAATGAGTAAGTTACTACAAGAGTTTACCGCCATTGACAAGTACTGTCGGTGGATTCCAGAAAAGAATAGACGAGAGTCATGGAATGAAGCTGTGGATCGTTATTTCAATTATCTTATTAAGAGACTAGATCTCAAGGATCGTCTTAATAACGAAGATTGGATGGAGCTTCATAAAGCAAAGGACTTGATGAAAGAGTATCAAGTCTTTGGTTCTATGCGGGCTCTAATGACGGCTGGCCCAGCCTTGGATAAGGATGATGTTGCAGCTTATAATTGTTGCTACATTGCAATCAACGATCCCCAAGACTTTGGCAATATCCTGTATACACTAGCCTGTGGTACTGGGGTTGGGTTCTCAGTTGAAAGAGACAATATTAATAATCTACCTGTAGTTGCAGAAACAATTACTAAGGTAGATGAAAAGTTAGTTGTCCCAGATTCAAGAGAAGGTTGGGCTGATACCTATGTTTCCTTTATTAAGGGTTTGTATAATGGCAAGCACTATGAAGTAGACTTTAGTGAGATTCGTCCTGCTGGAACAAGACTCAAGACCTTTGGTGGTCGAGCTTCTGGTCCAGAACCATATATTAAATTGATTAAGTTTACTGCCAAGGTATTCCATAATGCCAAGGGTCGTAAACTTAAATCATTAGAAGTACACGATCTTGTTTGTCAGGTTGCCGAGTCAATCATTTCAGGCGGTGTACGTCGCTCTGCTTTGATTTCTTTGTCTGATCTTTCAGACCACGAGATGGCACATGCAAAGTCTGGACCTTGGTGGGAAACCAATGGTCGTAGATCATTAGCTAATAATTCAGCTGTGTATGAAACAAAACCAGATATGGGTATGTTCTTACACGAATGGTCAGCTTTGTACAATAGTCGATCTGGTGAACGTGGTGTCTGTAATCGAGAAGCAATGCGGAAGTTTGCAGAACGAGCAGGACGAAATACTAACTATGCATTTGGTACAAATCCATGTTCAGAAATTATTCTACGTCCAGATCAATTTTGTAATCTTTCAACCATTGCTGTTCGTCCAGACGACCAAGCTCCACAACTTATAGATAAGATTAGATATGCAACCATTCTTGGTACTCTTCAGTCAGCTCTTACTGATTTCAAATACTTTGCATCTCGAAGACAAATTAACTTCAAGAATAACTGCGAAGAGGAGCGACTACTTGGAGTATCTATGACTGGTATCTTTGATAATATCTATACCAATGGTGGTCATGGTCCCCAAGAATTACAAAAGTTACTAGAAGCTTTACGTTATGTTGCTCATGCAACAAATGAAAAATGGGCAAAGCTAATTAATATTTCTCCAAGTAAATCAATTACTTGTATTAAGCCAGAAGGAACTACTAGCTGTGTAGCTGGTACTGCATCTGGTTTACATCCAAGACATAGTAAGTTTTATATTCGACGTAGCCAAATGCCTGTAGGATCACCAATGACTCAGTTCCTTAAGGATGCTGGAGTTCCTTGGCAACCATTCTTCTATAATCCAGAAACTATGGTTGTGTTTGAATTCCCTGTTAAGGCAGACTTTGGTGTTACTCAAGATCAAATTAATGCAATAGGTCATCTTAATTTGTGGTTAGCATATCAACTTTGGTATTGTGACCACAAGCCAAGTGTTACTGTAAACTATACAGATAAAGATTTCTTGTCTATTGGTAATTGGTTATGGACTAATTGGCATTATGTTTCAGGTGTATCTTTCTTACCCAAAGATGACAACACATATGAACATACGCCATTTGAAACTATTACTGAAGAACAGTATAATGAGTTAAATGCTAAGATGCCAGAGTCTATTGATTGGAGTCTTCTTTCAAAGTATGAACAAGAAGATACAACTAAATCATCTCATGCTATGGTTTGCACAGCAGCGGGATGTGAATTAACCTAAGGAGTTATTATGCCAACAATGTTTATTGAGTCCGAGTATGATATGGATCAGGCGTTAGCCGAGACTATTAAATTAGTACAGCTAAAAGAAGCCACCCTTGATGTCGGCTTTAATAACATTAAAATGGTAAATATTTTTCTTGATAATCTACATAATTCTCTTGAAGAGAATAAGATTACTCCAGAAGATAAAAAGTTTCATCTCAATATAATGGTTAAAAACAATGAACAGAATTGAAATTCTTTTAAAGCAACATCGTGAGGGCGGGGTCCAGAACAAGGATCTCGCCCTCTGTTTGCATTACATCAATCAACTACAACTAGAAAAGATTAAAAATGAAACAAGAGTTTCACATACCGAAGGAACTGATTCAGTACCTGGAGAAATTAATAATCCTAGTCCCAAACGATCTAAAACTAAAGGACTTTGATAGAGGCTTCAAGGCTGGTCAATTAGAAGTTTTAAATAAACTTCGTGCCTTATTAGAATCTCAAGAAAGGAGGTAACTATGGGTAAAGGTGGAGGTGGTGGCGGATTAAATTCCGAACAACAAAAGGAACAAATGCGTTTGCAAGAAGAGATGTATACTCGGCAAATGGCTCTTCAACAACAATACCAAAAAGAAGCCGAAGAACGGTTACGTCTAGAAAGAGAACGAGAAAGACAACTTGAATTCTTACGCCGAACTGAGGCTGCTCAAGCTAAAGAAACCTCAAGAGTAAGAGAAGAAAAACAAGAAGCATCACTATTTAAAGAAATGACTGGACAATCAGCTCAAGAATCCAGTGATTTTGGTGGTGGCTTTAATTTAGATATGCCTACAATCGAAAGACCTGGTTACGAACAAGAAGATAGACCACTCTAAGGAGAGACAATGAACCAAGAAAAGACTATTAAAGATAGATGGTTAACACTCCATAACAAAAGAACTACTAAGTTAGATAAAGCAAGAGCATGTGCTGCAATTACAGTACCAACCTTGTTACCTTATCAATCTATGACTGGAGAAGATAACCTCTTTCAAACTTATTCTTCGGTTCAGTCTAGAGGTGTAACTTCTTTAGCAAGTAAGATCCTCAGTGTTCTTATTCCACTAAACGATACTCCATTCTTTTCGTTTGGTTTAAAGAATGGTCGAGAACCTACTCCAGATATTAAGGAATATCTAGATAAGTTATCTTTCCAAGTTTATAGAAAACTAATATCAAATAACTTGCGAGAGATGGCTTATCTCGCTATTCAACATTTAATTGTTATTGGTGATGTTTTAATTATTATGGAAAACGATTATAGTTTCCGAGTAATTAGACTTGATCAATTTGTTGTCCGAAGAGATGTTAATGGTTCTGTAAAAGAGTTTATCTATTTAGAATTCATTTCCCCAAGTAATGAGGAACCAGCAAGTGCCTATGATTTCCTTTCGGGCGAAGAAACACAAACAGGCTATAAAACAATATACATTAGAGTATCACAAGACGAAGACACAAAGCAATGGAAAGTTGAAAAAGAAATGGAAGGTAATACCTTTGATACTGGGTATTATGATGTTCTTCCTTATATTATGTTGCGTTGGTCTAATATTGCTGGTGAGGATTACGGACGTTCTCATGTTGAAGATATTTATTCAGACATTCGTACCCTTGAGTCCTATAGCCGTGCCCTTATTCAAGGTATGGCCGCTGGTTCAACTTTCTTTATGGGTATTGATCCCGCAGGAATTACTGAAATAGATGATCTTGCTGGTGCTCAGAATGGTCAATGGGTTGCAGCTAGAAAGAATGATGTCTTTGTAATCTCCCCTAGTGAAACCATGAATCCTCAGCTCCAATCGTCTAGCGCAGCTGTAGAAGCTATGCGTAAAGAGGTAGGCCAAGGCTTCCTATTACAGACCGCAGCCATGCCTACAGGAGATCGTGTCACAGCAACGGCTATTAGAGCCGTAGGTAACGAGCTAGAAACCATCCTAGGTGGTACATTCTCTGCTATTGCTAGAGACTTTATGATTCCAATTATTAAGAGAACTATCTACTTGATGTTGGAGAATAATGAAATTGATCAACGCATGGCTCAACAGTTTGATGAAGATAATGGTATTCTTAATATCGAAATCCTAACTGGTTTACAATCACTTAGTCGAGAGTCCGATATTACTAAACTATTACAGATGGGTGAAATGATTCGTAACCTTCCACCTGAAGCGGCATCATCTTTTAAGTGGGAATCCTATGCTCGCGCTTTGATTACTTCTATGGGCTTTGATGCTAACAACTGGGTTCGCAGTGCCGAAGAAATCAAACAAGAAAAGATGGAAATGGCTAAGGCTCAGCAACAAATGGAAATGCAAAAGATGTTTGCAGGAGCCGCTGCAAATGCTATGGGTGGCGCTGCTCAACAAGATCTAATTAATACAGGTGGTGAAAATATCCCACCTAATATGGCTCAACAAGCAATGCAAATGCTAGGAGGACAACCAAATGGCTAAACGACCTGATAAAAAATCAATGCCTTGTAATAAACCCAGAGTATCTACCTCTGCTGGTAAAAAGAAAATGGTTAAAGCATGTGCCAATGGTCAAGAAAAAATCATTCACTTTGGAGCAAAAGGTTATGGTCACAACTATAGTTCGGAAGCTCGTAAGTCTTTCAAAGCACGGCATAACTGCGACGCTGCGGATAATAAACTAACTGCTAAATACTGGGCCTGTAAGAATCTTTGGGCAGGGCCTGGTGGTTCAAAGGCATCTTGTCCTAAGGGTAGAAAGTGTAAAGGATGACTGATAAAAAACAATCTGCTGTTGCTAGACGTTTAGCTAAATTAAATGATGCGGTAATTATTCAAAACGAAACAACCACTAATCAATTAATTTCACAACAGGTTAACACAAATACCCTTGGAATTAGTAACCTCAACAGTGAAGTTTACAGTCTTCAAAATCAAAATAATAATCTAGCAAGTTCTTTGCAGTTTCAATTAGACGACACTCAACCTACTTCGTTAATGGCTAGAGTTATTGATTTAGAAAATAATCCATCTGGTGGTGGTGGTGGAGGTATTGATCCAACAGATCCAGAACAACCAATACTAATTGTTGATAATTTTCTTATCCAACCCAATGGCGATCCTGATGGTGGTGGGGGTTTTCCTACTCCTTACATTTATCCAGCTGCAAATACAACAGTTTTAAATACTAATGGTTTAAGTATTTTAAATACTGAATCTGAAGTAAATCATAATGGTATTATAATTGCGAGATTAACATCTGGTAATAATTTTCCCGTTACACTAACTTTAGGACAACAAGATACATCAGATATTTGTAGGTTAGCTGATTTAAATTCTTTATATTTTATCTTAAAAACCCCTAATACATTACAGCATTCTATTAGAATAGGTTTAATGGATAACTTTGCAAACTCACCAAGTGCTGAAGAAATTGTTTTTGAAAGATTAGTTGGTGAGGCTAATATCAGTGTAGTAACTAGGACTGGTGGGACTCAAACCAAAACAACTACTGGTATTGCTTATACAACTAACACATGGTATACCTTTAAACTTGCTAGAACAAGTAGTAATACAGTAGACTTTACAGTTAATACTACGCTTATAAATCAAACAACAAATCTTCCAACTGGTTTTCTTAATGTTGGTATTCAGGTTGTTGGTAATAATAACTCAGTAGATGAAGATTTTAAACTTGACTTTTTTAGTCTTAAGTTAGGAGATGTAACTCCAGTATTACCTACAGGTACTACTGTAGAAGGTACTCCTAATGAAGTAGAGGTTACAACAGTAGGTTCTGTAGTTACTGTAGGTTTACCTAACAGTGTTATTGTAGACCAAGTTACAGTAGACCAACTAAACCTAGATACTACACTAACTCCAGCAAATCCACTGGCTGATGGTGTTATTGCTTATGATCCAGATTATCAATCCCCAATTATGGGATTAGATGGTGGCACATCTAATACAAATATTAACGCTCCTTTAGGTTCCGCTCTTGTTAAATTAGTTCGTAATACTACAGGTTCAGTAATTACAAAGGGTCAAGTGGTTTACATAACTGGAGCACATGCTTCCACACATATTACAGTGGCTCTTGCTGACGCATCTAGCGAAGCAACCGCTAGAAATACAATTGGTGTGGCTGCCCACAATATCGCTAATAATAGTCAAGGTTGGATTATTACTCAAGGATATCTTAAAGGGTTCACTACAAATACAACCCCAGGTATTGGTGGAGAAGGTGATACTTTATGGTTATCTACCACAGCAGGAGCCTTTACTTACGATAGACCATTAGCACCCGATCATGGCGTAGTTGTTGGATTTATGGTAAAGTCAGCTGGTAGTGCTGCTGGATCTATCTATGTTAAAGTTTCTAATGGACAAGAACTAGAAGAATTACATGATGTTAGAATTACTAGCATTGCTAATAACGATGTACTACAATGGGATAACACCGATCTCCGTTGGGAGAATAGGTCATTAGCTACAGCTGGTATTGCCGCTGCTAGTCATACACATCCCCTTAGTGATCTAACTCAAAGTTCAGCAGCTTTAAATCAAGTTCCCCAGTGGAATGGTTCTAATTGGGTTCCTGTTACGCTAAGTACAGGAGGTAGCCCAGGTGGTTCTACAGGTCAAGTACAATACAACAATGCTTCAGCCTTTGCAGGAGCTACTAATGTTAAGATTAATTCTAATAATCTAGAGTTAGTTAAGCCAGCTTCAGAACCTACCACAGCACCAGCAGACTCTATTGTAATGTATACAAAGAGTATTGGTCAAAGAGACTTACCAGCCTTTGTTGATTCTTCTGGTTGGGCTACTAATCTTCAGACTTGCATTGCAAGAAATAAGTTTATTATGATGAACTTTAATGCAGGCACTACAACGGCTCCAATATCTACGGGATTTGTCTATACACCAACAGTCGTAGGTACAAGCAATACTGCATCTGGTGCAGTTACAATAGGTACAACAAGTTTATTAGCTGGTTCTCGTAGATCAAGTTTTCTTACCGCTAATACTGCAGGAAACGCATGTGGATGGAGAACATCTGTAGCTCAGTGTTGGAGAGGTAACGGGGTAGGTCGTGGTGGTTTCTTTTGTGTATGGAAGTTTGGTATTGGAGATGCAGCCCTACAAACAAATGCTACTTTATTTGTAGGATTAAACGATTCTACAAACGCCCCAGATGCAACAGCAATTGAAAATCCAACTACAACAACTAATGCTTCTATGAGAAATACTGTTGGTTTGGTTTTATCTGATTCATCAACTACATATACTATTATTCATAGAAGCGGATTAGGTCTTCCAACAACAATACCACTAACTGGTTTTACAGCTAACCTTACGGATATTGTAGAATTTTGTTTGTATGCTGCTCCAAACGATTCAACAATTCATTATTATGTAAAAATTTATGCTGACTCTGGAAGCAATCAAGAAATTAGTGGTAATATTGGAACAGCTAATATTCCGCTAAATACAACTTTATTTGTTCCTCATTGTTGGCGTGGAAGGACTTCATTAGCAGCTGCTGCCGTAGCTGTTCATTGTCACTCATTTTCAGTAGAACAACCACACTAAGGAGAAACTATGGCAATTAAAGGAATAGCTGCAAACATACCAATTAAAAGTGTAGACTTTGTTGAGTATTACTATACAAGTACAACTGATGAAGAAAATGTAACCACACATACTGTTACAGTTGTTTTTAATAAACATGTTTATGGTGGTAGATTTTCAGGTAGTACTGAAACTAATGCTTTTAATAAAGCTAAAGAACTTGTTAAAGGATGTTTAGTTAAATCTGGTTGCTTTACTCCAGATACTAGAATTAATAACATTAAATTTAAAAAATATGGCTTTCCTCCAGAAATTCCACTTGTAGACAATACTGTAGAATACATGGATTTTGGATCTACAGAAGGCAATTTAAATGTTACTTCAATGTCTCGCACAGTTAGTGGAATTAATACTACTGTGACTCTTAAGGTTGATTATGATAACTTTATGTTTGGTCCTGGAGATATTTTAAATGTTATTAAAAACGGAGTAACAATACCAATTACTACAGACGAACAAACTATAACTGTAAATAATGGTGATACGTTACAATTTTATGTACAACATGGTCTTTCTGGAAATTACCAAATTAATGGATCAATTATGTTACGAGATGTGGCTAATTCAAATACCGTAGTAGGTGTTTTTAATCCAGTCGTAAATACTGGTGTAGTACTAGATAATACATTTGATACTTTTTACTTTGAGGATCTAATTTATCCAAGCCCATATCCTACTCATGTTGATGTATTTAGAGCAACAGAAATTAAAACTTTAACTGGAATTAATGCACCAACAACTATTGGATTTCAAGATACTAGAAGAGGTGGACCACCTCGTGTTCAACTTTGGTATAAACTAGTTCACAATAATGGAAATCCTGTACCAGATTTTCCTGATCCTTCAGCATTAACCAATTATCCAGTAAATGGATCTTGGACAGCTAGTCCATATTATTCTGGTTATACTCAATACGATTTAATTAATATGCCACCAGTAAATGTTCCTTATAATAATTCAAAATTAAGATTAGTTTTGCGAGGATTTCCAGCTGGTTCTGAAACCAGAATTAGAATTAATAACCTTACTACTTCATCAGTAATTAGTGATTTTCTTCTAAATATAAATGATCAATATGGATATCCAGCACAGTTTTTTCAAATACCAGATTTAGACTCAGGTACAGAAACAACACCAACGTATACAGCAACAAAAAAGACTTCAATAAGGTTTTTTATAAAGCCAGATGTAAGCGATATACGAGGTACTGGTAGTATTCGTATTTATCGAAATGGAAATATTGAGCTTGAAGCAAATGCAAATGGTTCAGAAAACTATGCATTTAGATATGTGGCTATTACAAATTCATTTCTATATGATAAGCTAAATCTTAATGTTGGCGATACTTTTAGAATTGAAACTGCTTTTACACCAAATCCAGCAGGAAGCTATGCTACGTTATATTTGTATAATACGGATCAACAATGGGGTACAATTGAAGAGGTGTTTATTTATGATGGGTGTTTGTTAACTAGTACAGTTGTAAATTACTTAGGTCTTTCTGATAATGGCCCAGAACTAACAGCTATGCGTACACTAAGAGAACATTACAAAAATGTAGAAGGTTATTCTGCAATTATTAAAGATTATTATAAGAATTCGCCTAAGATTATCCAAGCTATTAATGCTTTGCCAGATCCAGGTATTGAGTATAATTACATTTATAATACAGTTATTTCTGTAATGAATCACGTTAACGCAGAAGAATGGCAACAAGCACATGATGAATACATGGCTATGTACAATACTTTAAAAAGTCGATACATTACAGAATAAGGAGGCTATGTGGCAAGTAAAAAGAATTGGATTCAAGGGGCTATTAAACGACCAGGGGCTTTAACAAAGAAAGCTAAGGCTGCTGGTAAGTCTATTTCTTCCTATTGCAAAAGTGGTAAACTAACCACACAAACCAAACGTCAATGTAATTTAGCTAAGACCCTTAAGGGTTTCAACAAATAACCTAGGAGTTAGAATCTATGCCTAAGGATGCATGTTATAAAAAAGTTATGAAGGCATATAAAGGTAAGTCTAGTGCTTACGCTTCAGGTTCTATGGTTAAATGCCGTAAGGTAGGGGCCAAGAACTGGGGTAATAAGACCAAGAAAGGA